CATGGGCGCTTTTGGCTGCGATAGCTATGATATTAGCGGTACTGTTGATGGTCGAGGATCCAACGGATCTCTTCATGGATTAACTAAGTTTAGTATGGAAGACTCTCCTGCTAACTCGTTTTTTTTAGAATATATAGCAAGACCACAAACCGCTGAAATATTTTTTGAAGATGTACTCATGTCATTAGTGTTTTATGGTATGCCATTACTTGCAGAGAATAATAAACCAAGATTACTATATTACTTAAGGCGTAGAGGCTATAGAGGTTTTAGTATGAACAGACCTGATAGAACTTGGAATAAACTATCAACTGCAGAAAAAGAAGTTGGTGGTATACCAAACTCTAGCGAAGACATAAAACAAGCTCATGCCGCTGCTATTGAAATGTATATCAACGATCATGTTGGTCACATAGAAGATGGTAGATATGGGTCAATGTATTTTAACGATACATTAAACGATTGGGCAAAGTTTGATATAAATAGAAGAACAAAGTTTGATGCTTCTATAAGTTCTGGTTTAGCTATAATGGCTTGCAATAGACATTTGTACGCTCCTAACGTTAAAGTAGAAAGACAAAAAGTAAATATAAATATTGCTAGATATAAAAATGATGGTTATTCATCAACAATAATTAAAAATTAAATATGGCTGAATCAGTATATAAAAATTATTTTCCTAGTCAAGCTGTTAGTGACTTAGAAAAAATACTACCTGACTATGGTTTAAAAATAGCAAAAGCTATAGAAAAAGAGTGGTTTGAGTCAAACACTATGGGTAACAACTATTCTAGTAGTAGATATTATAATAATAAAAATACATTTCACAAGCTAAGATTATACGCAAGAGGCGAGCAAGGTATACAAAAGTATAAAGATGAGCTTTCTGTAAACGGTGATTTAAGCTATTTAAACTTAGACTGGAAGCCTGTACCTATTATACCTAAGTTTGTTGATATTGTAGTAAATGGTATGAGTGAAAGAGCTTTTGATGTAAAAGCACACTCGCAAGACCCTTATGGCGTACAAAAAAGAACTGACTACATGCAACGTATGCTAGATGAAATGCGTACAAAAGATTTTAATAAGTTTTACAAAGATACGTTTAATGTAGACTTAGCTACAGTTCCAGAAGATAAACTACCAGAGACAGAAGAAGAGCTAGAGCTACACATGCAACTAACTTACAAGCAAGCAGTAGAATTAGCTGAAGAGCAAGCTATCAATGTTTTATTGCAAGGCAGCAACTACGATTTAATTAGAAAAAGAGTTAACTATGATTTAACAGTACTAGGTATTGGTGCTGTAAAAACTAGCTTTAACACATCAGAAGGTGCTATAGTAGAATATGTTGATCCAGCAGACTTAGTATATTCATACACTGATTCACCTTACTTTGAAGATATATACTACGTAGGTGAAGTTAAAGACGTACCTATTAATGAGCTTGTTAAGCAGTTTCCAGATTTACAAGAAGATGAAATAAAGAAAATAATAAATTCTAATAACCAAACTTCAGGTAGATATTCTAGAAAATACTCTTACGGCAGAGAAACAGATAATAATAAAGTTCAAGTTTTATATTTTAATTATAAAACATACATGAACAATACATACAAAGTAAAAGAAACTGCAACTGGTGCTATGAAAGTTATAGAAAAAGATGATACTTTTAATCCACCTAAAGATGTACAAGTTAATTTTACAAAGCTACAAAAAACTGTAGAGTGTTTATTTGAAGGCGCTTTTATAATAGGTACTGATATACTTATACAATGGCAAAAGGTCGATAATATGATGAGACCTAAAAGCGATTTTAATAAAGTAAAAATGAATTATTCTATTGTAGCTCCGCGTATGTATAATGGTAGAATAGAAAGTTTAGTTGGCCGTATTACTGGTTTTGCTGATATGATACAGCTTACACATTTAAAGCTACAGCAAGTTATGTCAAGACTTATACCTGATGGTATTTATTTAGATGCTGACGGTTTAGCTGAAATAGATTTAGGTAACGGTACAAACTATAATCCACAGGAAGCTTTAAATATGTTCTTTCAGACAGGTAGTGTTATTGGTAGATCAATGAACGAACTTGGCGAAGGTAATCCAGGTAGAGTACCAATACAAGAAATACAAAGCGGTAATGGTGGTGCTAAAATGCAAAGTCTAATAGGTACGTACAATTATTATTTACAAATGATTAGAGATACTACCGGACTTAACGAAGCTCGTGACGGTAGCACGCCAGCAAAAGACGCTTTAGTTGGTGTACAAAAGCTAGCGGCTGCTAATAGTAATACGGCAACAAGACATATATTACAAGCTGGATTATTTTTAACTAAGTCTGTAGCTGAAAGTTTATCACTTAGAATATCTGATGTTATAGAATATTCACCAACAAAAGATGCTTTTATACAAGCTATAGGCGCTCATAATGTTGGCACGCTAGAAGAAATGGCTAATTTACATTTATATGACTTTGGTATATTTATAGAGTTATCGCCTGATGAAGAAGAAAAGCAACTGCTTGAAAACAATATACAGCAAGCACTACAGCAAAACAGTATAGATTTATCTGATGCTATAGATTTACGTGAAATTAAAAACGTTAGACTTGCTAATCAAATGTTAAAAATTAAGCGTAAGAAAAAAATGGATGACGATCAAAGACGTCAACAAGAAAATATAAAAGCGCAAGCTGAAGCTAACGCTCAGTCACAACAAGTTGCTGCTCAAGCAGAAGTGCAAAAGCAACAGGCCATGACACAGATGAACGCGCAGCTTGAACAAATACGTACGCAAGCTAAAACAGAACTTATTAGTCACGAAGCTAATGTTAAAAAAGAACTTATGGATCATGAGTTTCAAATTAACATGAGATTAAAACAAATGGATCTTGATAAGACTGGTAACAAAGAAAAAGAAAAAGAAGATCGTAAAGATGAAAGAACTAGAATACAAGCTACTCAACAAAGTGAGCTTATAGAGCAAAGAAAAACAGGTGCACCACCTAAAAACTTTGAGTCATCAGGTAATGATATACTTGGTGGTGGTATAGGCTTAGGTGGCTTTGACCCTAGATAACTATTAACTTATATTTTATATTATGGAAGAAAACGAAAACGTTGAAGAAGTTCAAGGCGTAGAGCCTGTTGAAGAACAAGTGGAGCAACCGCAAGAAGAGCAGCCACAAGAAGAAACAGTAGAGCAAGAGTCTCCAGTGTCTTATAAAGATGATGGTACTATTGTTCTTGATATGAACAAAATAAATGAATTAGAAAATGCCGTTCAGGAGCAAAACACAGATGAGGTACCTGTTCGCGACGAATCCGGAGCTAGCGAAGAAGTACGCGAAGAAAACGTCGAAGCAACAAATGAAGAAGTTGCCGAACAAAGTGTCCAAGAAGAAGTAAGTAACACTGTTGATGCAGCTAACGCAGCTATAGATAAAGCTGAAGCTACTGGTCAAGCATTACCAGAAAATATACAAAAGCTAGTTGACTTTGTAAACGATACTGGCGGAAGTGTTGAAGATTATGTTAAGTTAAATCGTAATTACGATGATATGGATAATTTAACAGCTCTTAACGAATATTATAGATCTACTAAACCTCATTTAGATGAAGAAGAAAGACAGTTTTTAATGGATGAAAACTTTTCTTTTGATGAAGAAGTAGATGATGAAAAAGAAATACGTAAAAAGAAAATAGCCTTAAAAGAGCAGGTTGCGGAGGCTAAAGCCTATTTAGACGGGCAAAAGTCTAAGTATTATGAAGAGATTAAAGCTGGATCAAATCTTACTGCCGAGCAGCAAGAAGCGATACAGTTCTTTAATCAATATAACGAGGACGCGGAAGCACAACAGCAATTAGCGAAAGAACGTTCTGATTATTTTATCAACGAAACTAATCAAGTTTTAAACGACAATTTCAAAGGTTTTGAATACAATGTCGATGGTAAAAAATTAAATGTTAAAGTACCTAATCCAAGTGAAGTTGCAAGAAAACAAAGTGACATCAATAATTTTATTAATAAGTTTTTAAACAAAGATAATACTATTAAAGATGTTGAGGGTTATCACAAAGCTTTATACGCTGCTATGAATCCAGACGTTATCGCTAGACACTTTTACGAACAAGGTAAAGCTGATGCTATACAAAATTCTGTTGCTAAAGCAAAAAATGTAAACATGAATGCTAGACAGTCTTTTAGTAATGAAAGCACGGGTGGAATTAAAGTAAGAGCTATGGAAGATAACACGCCTACGTTTAAATTTAAAAAAAGAAATTAACAATTTAAAAACTATTTATTATGGCAATTACTGCAGGTGGTAGTTTGAACAGCGTACCTGCTCCACAAAAGCAAACGTTAAACTCAAACTACATCGATTTTACGTCCTCAGCTACTGAAGGCTGGGCACAACAATACCTGCCTGATTTAATGGAAAAAGAAGCTGAAGTTTTCGGACCGAGAACTATATCAGGTTTTTTATCTAAAATTGGTGCAGAAGAGGCTATGACTTCTGATAGAGTTATATGGTCTGAACAAGGTAGATTACACTTATCTTATAAAGGTAATGTTAACTCAGCAACTGCTGGTGCTAACCCAGGCACTGGTGTATCTAACATCGCTCAAGTTACTATTGAGTCTGATATTGATGAAACATCTGGATTTACAGCTGCTAATCACGGTATTAGAGTTAACGATACTGTTATCGTTGCTAACTCTGACGGTGTTTTCAAATGTTTAGTGTCTGTTGTAGCTGACGCTGTTATTGACGTACTTCCTTACGGACAGTCTGCTTTATCAGCTAACACTACTTCAAAAGGAACTACTATTTTAGTATACGGCTCTGAGTTTGGAAAAGGACAGTCTTATGTTACTGCCGCTGGTACTACTAATACTACTGATCAAAGAGGTGCTAACGAGCCTGATTTTAAAACTTTTGTTAACAAGCCAATTATTTTAAAAGACTATTACGAAGTATCAGGATCTGATACATCTCGTATTGGTTGGGTTGAGATTACTGGTGAAGAAGGTCAATCAGGTTATTTATGGTACTTAAAAGCTGAAGCTGACACTAGAGCTCGTTTCAATGACTACTTAGAAATGGCTATGATAGAAGGTGAATTAGCTGCTGCTGCTTCTGAAGTTCAAGGTTCTACTATCTTACCTGGTAGTACAACTAACGCTACTGATGATGCTGGTACTGAAGGTTTATTCGCTGCTATTGAGTCAAGAGGTAATGAAACTTCTGGTGTTACTGGTGTTAATGCTGCTACTGATTTAGCAGAGTTTGATGCTATATTAGCAGAGTTTGATAAGCAAGGTGCTATTGAAGAAAACATGTTATTCGTTAATCGTGCTACATCTTTAGCATTTGACGATATGCTAGCTTCAATGAATTCTTACGGTGCTGGTGGTACTTCTTACGGAGTATTCGAAAACGATGAGGATATGGCGTTGAACTTAGGCTTCTCTGGTTTCCGTAGAGGATCTTACGACTTCTATAAGTCTGACTTCCGTTACTTAAACGACAAAGCTACTCGTGGTGGTATTAACGACGCTGCTGGATCTGCAGCTATCAGAGGAGTTATTGTTCCTGCTGGTACTTCAACTGTATACGATCAGCAATTAGGAAAGAACCTTAAGCGTCCTTTCTTACATGTTCGTTATAGAGCTTCTCAAACAGATGATCGTAGAATGAAAACTTGGACTACTGGTTCAGTTGGAGCTGCTACATCTGCTTTAGACGCAATGCAAATTCACTTCTTATCTGAAAGATGTTTAGTTACTCAAGGTGCTAACAACTTTATGTTAATGAAGTAAATCACTTTTAAACTACTCTGCCTTCGGGTGGGGTAGTTTTTTATTAATTTTTTATTATATTATATTATGGCAAAGAAAAAAGAAACAAAAGTTGAAGTAGCACAACCAGAAATTAAAGCTACAAACAAGATGGTTGAAGTGGTTATTGAAAAGCCGCAGAATAAAAAACCTGAGTGGGAAATAAAAGATAGAATATATTATTTAAAAGGAAGAAAAAAGCCTTTATCTAAAATAATTAAGTCTTCTAATCTTTATTATTTTGATAAAGACAAAGGTTACGAAAGAGAAATTAAATATTGTGAAAATCAAACAACGCCTTTTGTAGACGAAATGAAAGGTGACCAAAGACTTTCTCATATTATTTTTAGAAGTGGAAGCTTATTTGTTCCAAAAGAAAAAACAATTTTGCAAAAGTTTTTATCTTTATATCACCCACACAACGAAAATATTTTTTACGAGCACAAACCTGTTCAAATAGCTGAAGATCAGTTAGACTGGTTAGAGTTTGAAGTACAAGCGTTGATGATAGCTAAAGAAATGGATATTAATATGGCTGAAGCTATCATGAGAGTAGAAGTAGGATCTAAAGTAAATGACTTGAGTTCTAAAGAGCTTAAAAGAGACTTATTACTATTTGCTAAGAAAAATCCTAAACTGTTCTTAGAATTAACTACAGACGACAACGTAATGCTTAGAAACTTTGGTATCAAGGCTACAGAGCTTGGAATTATTAAATTATCTAGTGATCAAAGACATTTTATATGGGGATCTAACGATAGAAAAATAATGACTGTACCATTTGATGAGCACCCATATTCTGCGCTAGCCGCTTGGTTTAAAACAGATGAAGGTATGGAGATTTACTCCAACATTGAGAAACGATTAAATTAATCACATAGTAGAGCAGCCACTCTACGGGGTGGTTGCTTAACTATAAAAACACAACAATGGCAGTAAGTATAGACACAGTATATCAAAAAGTTTTAGCAATAGCTAACAAAGAACAAAGAGGCTATATTACGCCGATAGAATTTAACTTGTTTGCAGAGCAAGCGCAGTTAGATATATTTGAAAATTACTTTGCAGATTTAGATCA